GTTTAGCTCCAACCCTAAATAGTTTCTACCCTCCAACATAGACACAACACCAGTAGTTCCAGAACCACTAAAAGGATCTAAAACTAAATCATCAGGTTTAGTTGAAGCTAATACACAAGGCAAAATAAGTTCCGGAGGATAAGTAGCAAAGTGAGCTTCTTTATACCGTGACGGAGCAACAGTCCAAACATCACGCTTATTACGAGTTTCATCACTTTCATCAACAACTGGCTCAGCAATAGCTTTATTATCAAAATAATATCTAGGTGACTTACTCAACAAAAACAAATATTCATGTGACTTAGTGCACCTATCCAAAACAGGTTCAGGCATAGGATTCGGCTTAGCCCAAATAATATCCTGACGGAGATACCCTCCACGAGCTTGCAAAGCCAAAGCCACACGCCAAGGAATACCAATCAAATCCTTAGGCTTCAAACCCTGAACTTTATTATTCAAAGCAACCTTTTGACCATTACGTCCCTCAGGCTGTTTAGGATCAACAATAGAGCCCTTAGAACCTGAACCCACATAAGTGTCACCCAGATTCAGCCACAAAGTTCCATCCGACTTTAAAACACGCCAAACTTCATCAAAAACAAGACAAAGCTGTTCAACATAATCCTCAGGTGTAACTTCTAAACCAATCTGATCATCTTGCCTGACAGCACCACAACGAGGACAAACATCCTTATAGATAGCATCTCCAATACCATCCAAACCTGAAACTTTATGGCCAGTAGAAGTTGAATCACTATATTTTGATTCTCTACGGTGAGAACAAGATTCATCCCCACCTATCCAAGTTGCAGTGCCATAATCACGCAAACCCCAATAAGGAGGACTTGTAATAACACTCTGCACAGATTCATCTTCTAGAGTCAAAAGTGTTTTCCGGTTATCTCCGATAATAATTGTTGCTTTACTCATAATCTCTCTCCATCTCTCTCTTTTTTAGTATTCCACAATCCTCGAAAAATCACCATCAAACCGAGCCTTAAATAACCCAGTCCGACCGTGCCTATTTTTTACTACATCAACTAACATAACTGACTTATATCCCAACATGTCGCCTTCAAGTTTTGCATGTTGAGGGTCACTGTTGATGCGATCATCACGGAACTTATCTTGGTCATTCTGCTCACGAGATAGCAACATGATTACATCAGCATCCTGCTCAATCTGACCAGAATCCCTAAGGTCACTCGCAACCGGTCTATCATCAGCCTTACCCGAATCAACACGCCTATTCAACTGAGCCAAAGCAATGATTGCTATGTCAAGCTCTTTAGCAAGATTCTTCAAATCAACCGAAATCTGACTAATCTGCTCATACTTGCTAGCCCGAGAGTTAGAAGCCGAAATCAACTGCAAATAATCAACCACAGCAACCTTAATGTCATGCGACTCACGCAACTTCAACAAATAAGCCCTAAGCTGAGCAACCGTCTGGCCACCCAAATCAGACACAAACAACTGCCGTTTATACTCAACAATAAACTGCTGCATCCAACTCTTATCCTTAGGCAACACAGCACCAGACTCTAGGCGTGATAAAGGAATCTCAAGCTGACTAGCATAAACACGAGTCAACAACTGCTCCTTAGACATCTCAAGAGAGAAAAACACAACACCCGAACTCTCACTCAAACCCCAAGCTAACTGCATACCAACCACAGTCTTACCAACACCAGGACGAGCACCAACAACATACAAACCCTGAGCCCTAAACCCAACAATCAGATCATTCAACCGATTAAAACAAGAAGGCAACTTTAGGCGAGGATTAATAATCTCATTCATAGCAAGCTGCAAATCATAAGCAGTATCAGGCTTCTCACTCACCACAAACCTTCTCAAACGCTCCTCAGTCTTAGCAATAACCTCAGCAATCACCTCAACATCACCAGCCTGACTAGCCAACTGCACACGCTTATCACGAGTCTGCTTCAAAAACTGAGGAATCCAACTAAACAAAAACCTTGCCTGACAACCACCAAGACTCCAAACCATGTCAAACGCACCCCAAAACTCAGGTCTAAGTCTTGCCCTGATACTAGTCAAATCAAAAGCACCAAACTCCTCAACCAAAGAATCACAGACAGAATAGATCTCACTAAAACGCCCATCCAACCAATCATCAGCCTGCAAACCCCACTCACGCCAACCACGACCCTCAGAATCAATCAAAGCACCCAAAACATACTCACCAAAATCAAGCTCACTCACTTATTCTTTCCCTTCAGTAACTTGAACACCCTGACTACCCTCAACACTTGAGGAATACCCCTGAAACTCCCTACCCAACCACAACCACCAATTATGCAAAACCTGCTCACGAGTAGAAGCCAAACGATAAACATTATGACCCTCAAACCTACGCATAACATCCAAAAGATGTGAACTAGCCCCAACCTTCACAAACTGCATAACATAACGAACAGAAACCCTAAAACACTCAGAATCTGAAGAAGTAGAAAACAAAGAAACTTTCTCAGAATCCTTAATATATATATATTTATTTTCTTTATATTTAAGTGATGCATTTTGCAACACTATGGATGACGAAATTGCAACACTATCTGTTGCATTTTGCAACACTGCAAGACTGTCAAAAACTGGCACAAAATACTCTGAAACCTTACTTTTATAGTTAGAACCCGAAACCCAAGAGATCATGTTTAACTCACCTAAACGCTTCAAAGAGCGTTGCACGGTTGCACGATTACAGCACATCAACCTGGCTAAAACATCCTGACCAACACTCACAGGCTTACCAGCAACCCAAAACTTAGCCAAAGCTAACAACAACAAACGGTCACTAGCCTGCAAGCCATCCAAAGCCCAAACAGACTCATACACCTGCCACTTCTGCACCTTAGGAACAGCCACAACAAACCTTCTTCTCTCTCGCCTTGTCTAACCAAGACACTAAACTAAAACTAACTAGCTGCTAAACCTTCTCAGCTAGTCGCTCCCCTGTTTCTTTCCTTTGGCAGGGGAGCATTCTCTTTCCACTCTTCAACCATCTTCTCAACATCATCCACAATACGCTTAAACGGCTCAATATGATTTCTATTCATGCAATCTTTATGACCACAAATACGCTCACCAGGTTTAACTAGATCACCCACATCATCAACCGGATACCAGTCATCAGAGAGTTCACCAGCCCATGGATAGCATTGAATAAGGCCTAAAATAGGATGGCTATAAGTTATGGACTTAGCAGGTGTTGCCCTGCAATCCTTACAGTGATTCAGCAACGGGTCATTAGCATCCCGATATTTACGCTTCTCAACAACATTCAAGCAAACTTCAATGCCACACTGAGGACAAATACCCATTCCATGCAAAACACATGCTTTACAACTACAAACCTTCATAAAGGCAAGATAGCACAAAAACTAGCGTTGCAGTTGCAATTCCAAAAAATATATCTGCCGAGTTGCCCTAGCAACCTGCACTAAAATCTGAGCACGCTCAACCGGATGAAACTCTAAAGCCTGGATAAGTTCATTCAACTCATCACAGTGAGAATCAAGAATGTTAATTCTTGTTACTATCTCCAGAGAGTCCATCTGCCTTAGCCTTAATCTGATCTAAAATCTGTTTAGGTGCTTTAGCCTGTTGAGCTTCCATGTATAGAGAGCGTAATCCGTTTAAGTCATTCAAGTTATCTAAAGCAGCTTGCCAGTTACGAGAAGGTGTAACGCCACGGTTTACCTTCAGCATCTCTTCACGGCTGGCACGCTTATCACCAGAATACCCTGCCGAAGCCAAAGCCCTACCAATCGCAGAAGTTTCAGCATTCTCAAGAGCAGAAGTCTTATTGGCCATACCAGTTCCATCAACTTCAAAAGCCAAACCAGAAGCCTTAGGCAAACCCTTCAACTGATCATCAGCATTCAAATAGATAAACGCTTGCACAACCCAAGTGCTGATAGCACGGTCATGCTGTTTAGTTAGATTCTTAGTGATGATTCTGGCATCAGGAAAATCGGTTAGGAAGCGTTTAATTCTTTCGGCAACCGTTTCATAATCGGCAGGATTAAAACTAGCCATTAGTTACTCACAATCCATGTCACAGTGTAGTTATCCTCCAGGTAAATCCATTGAGGTAAGTCACGAATCTGCAAAGCTACTTTATCGGCAGTCCAGTTGTTGATACCTGTAAGAATCCCAGTAATAGAAGTGTTCTCTTTAGGTGTGTTATTGATTACGATTGCCACTTTATCGCCAACCTTTAGGCCAGCAATGTCTTTTAGTTTCGGCATTTATTTTTCCTTAATTGTTAGATACGGTTTACCTGCACCCCGTTGAGAGAGAGTGCAAACAACAACACCATCAATAGTGCCATTCTTAGCACCGTTCAAAGCGTTGATTGCTATTGCTTTTACTTTTTGCAATTCTGATTCAGCAGTCTTAGCTGCAATGTGAGCATTCCAAAGCTCAATGCCAATAGTGCCCAATTCTTCATTCCTGTTTTCAATCTCAGGTGACATGGCTCTAACAGTTTCATAAGTTGAATCTGACCCATCCCAATCCGGTTGAGTTTTAGAGATAATCAGATCACGGAAACGGTTAGCTTGCTGCCAAATTACGCTCCACTCAAAATCATCCCAAATAACTTCAAACTCTTTATATCTGCCAGCATTCAAAACAGCGAAAACAGCACGCTTCAAACCAAAGACCCACATATACCAATAAACCTGAGCCTTATAGTGTTCTGGCACGGCATCCCAGTATTGTGAAGAATGTTTAATCTCTAAAACATAGAAGCCTTTAGCATCCTTACCTAAACCGTCTAGGTTAGCGTGAGCCCAAGGATAATCCTTATGAGCGTAACTGCCCACAGTAGTCAATTCATGGTCAGGATGTTGCTCTTGGTAGAGCTGAAAGATTGCTGGCTCAACTAACTGACCTACACGCATAGCAATAGAACCCTGAAAATCAGAATCCACAAACCCACACTTCTCAGCCCACAAACTATAAGCAGACTTGAAAGGAGATAAACCTAAGATTGCTCCAAGCTCACTGCCAGAGATAACCCCTTCACCTGATCTAAGTTCATGCCATTGAGGAGAACCAGACTCAAAATCGCCTAAAGGAATAGCGTTAGATAAAACTTGTTGAAAAGTGTCTTTATTAGTTGATGTCATGACTAAACTCTAAACATGACTACTGACACGCTACGCATAGATAGACTCACCCGAAGCCTTATAGAAGCAATTGACGAGAATGGTGGAGTTGAATGTTCTCAAGTTCCTGAAGCATTCTTCCCTGAGGACTTTTACAGCCGAGGTGGAAGAGATAAAGACGGAACAGTTGCAATGATGGAAGCAACAGCACGAGAAATCTGCCTAAGGTGTCCAATCATGGCTCTATGCCTTGAAGCAGGGATGTATGAAGATTACGGCATTTACGGTGGAACAACACCTAAACAGCGTGAGAAAATCAAGCGAGAACGCCAAATATAGCCCTAAAAAGCCTAAAAACGCCCCTAAGAGCGTTTCAAGACCTATTTATGAGTATCTATACTACTTTTTGCCTTTATCGGCTTCTGCCTGTTCCTGAGCCTTTTTTATAGCATCATTAGCAGAACGAGAAACATCAGCAGGAGTAACTTTGCCAGTAGTTGCAATCGCATAACCAAGACTTCCAATAACACCAATCATCAAAGTTCCAAAAGATACTAGAACACCGGTAAGCCATGAACCTGTCACAGCTGCACCAACACCCATAGAACCCCCAAGAATAAAGAGAAAGATACCAAAGCCACGCCATAGCAACGCAGCAACAACAGCAAGAATCTGACCACTTCTATCTTTCAAAAAACCAAACATAATTAACCTTTATTCGCAAGAATGTGTTTCAACGGATCAACTAAATCATCATAAGAAGCAAGATGAATATTAGGGTTGCTCCAAGCCTTATTAGCCTTACCAATTGACAAGTGCAAGTGAGCACCAGTAGAAGCAGAACCTGAAGGAGTATTCTTACCTCCACCAACCTTGCCAATAATATCCCCAGCCTTAACCTTTGCACCCTTAGCCAAAGGAGAAGCTTCAGCCAAGTGAGCATAAAGAACCCAAAAACCATCTCCAGCTGACTGAATAAGAATATGACCTAAAACATCAGTCCACTCATTAAACAAAAACAGTTCCATCAACAATTGCAGGAATCGGGGACTTCTCTGCTGGATGCCAATCTTGACCACGGTGAGGTCTGCCATTACGGTAAGGAGCAAGATTGCCGAACTCATCACCACGAAGTTTAGGGTTAAAAGGCTCAATGTATTTAGTCATAAGCCAATTTTAGCAAGTAAAGATTAAGCCCCTACGCCCTTAGTGATGGCATAAACAATAAGAGAAGTAATAACAGCCGTAATCACAGCAGGAATCCAAGCATTACGATTCACAGACTTCTCAAGCTCACGGATACGAGTTTCATGATCTTGTGAAGATTGCAGAATCTGAATAGAGTTCGCTTTTAGAATCTCAATGTCACGAACAATCTGCAAAAGCAGAGTCTGATTAGATGGTTTAGGTTGCTCACTCATTATTCAGCCACCGGAGTCATCTCAACACCACAACAACCACAAATCACAGGAATACCGTCAGGATGTGGAGTGTGTTGTTCATCCCCCATCTCACAGCCAACAGTTTTACAGCTCAGCATCATTCCCCTTATCCAGCAGCAGTTCCGTAAGTCATGGCAACAGCCATACCATAAATTGTAGTTGTTGCAGCAGAAGAAGTCGCACCGTTATTGAAAACACCGATTGTCGCAGTTCCAGCAGTCACAGAAGAGATGTAAGGTGTCAAAACAGTTGAGTTAGTGTTCACAGTCACAATAGGAGCAACAGCGAAGCGACCAGAAGGAAACACGACTGCAACAGTAGTTCCGGTGTTGATTGCTAAAGCACCTGATTGAGTTGCCGTAAACGCAGAGATAGCAGCTGGAAGAGGTTGCCAGTTAGTTCCGTCATAAAGTTCAACACGCTTATTATCTGTAACATAAGAAGGCTGGCCAGCAGTTCCAGCAACAATACCAGTTCCACGAATCGCAGAAGATCCATAAATAGCGACAGTCTGATAAGCAACATAAGTGTTCATATCAGAAGCAGTGAGCACATCACCGATTGACCAAGTTTTGAAAGCCATAATAACCCTATTCTACTAGCCGAGTGTTGAAGTGTTTAGTTTATTGGTGAGCGTTGAATCTAAACGCATAGGCACGTTAGTCAAGCTGGCAAGCATCAAGGTTACATGGTCACGCTCAAAATCTGCCTGACTATTGATAGCTAAAATCTGGTAATATTTATCAACAATCGCACCAGTAGCAGAAGGCTGGAAACAAAGTCTAACCACGTCACGAAGTTCTAAACCTAAAACTAGATTCTGTTGAGCAGTAGTCAAAGATTCAAGAGCAAGAGTAATGCTGTTAGCACGGTATTCAGGTAAACGCCAATAACCAGTCAAATCAGAAGCAATCTCAGTTGGTCTGGTCAAGCTAGTTGTTAGGTTATCGCCTTGAGTGTAAGTTCTCAAACCATAAAGAGCCGTTGAGGATGTATCAGTAACAGTTGCAGTAGCGTTAGTGCCAACTATCTGGACTTGATTGTAAAGAGTTAGCCCTGAGCTAGCCAAATCAATATCCATAAATGGAATGCCTGTTCCATTACCGTAAGAAGCACCCTGAGAGTTAGCATCAGCAAAAGTTATGTATGTTGAAGGTGTTGCAGTTGTAGAAGCCGTATTGATACCCATAACAGAAGCAGACTGATAAGGCGTTCCCATCCAAGCAACTTCACGCTTCACACCAGCACTAGAAGGAGTTGGATTATATGATCCATCAAAATAGTTATTCAAATAGGTAGAAGTATTCTCAACCTGCCAAGCATCAGTTTCATAAGCAAAAGCAGTAGTTGTTCCAGCAGAAGTAGCAAGAATGCTAATACCGTAAGGAACAGCAGTTCCAGAGGTAGCAGTTCCAATAACCTGAACCCAAGCCGTAGCGTTAGCAGCAGCAGTAGTCACCGAAGCAGGTGAACCAATAGCACCACCAGTCGCATTCAACAAAGTTGCATAAAGTGTAATGCCTGCACCAGTAGCACCAGAACCCTTAGCGTAAAAAGACACAACATAGTTCTGACCAGAGTTACCTGAAGGATTGTATTTAGCAAGGTTTACTTCAGAATAAGTGAGTTCTGTATCAACGTTTAGAGCAATGGCAGAAGCTCTAGCAGTAGTATGACCAAGAATGTAAGGTGTAGCAGTTCCCTTGATGTAGAAAGTCCAACCATTAGGAACACCAGCAATAGCCGTGCTAGTTCCAACAGTTGCAGTAGCAGGATAAGCAATCAGATTGTTACGGCTAGAAGTCTGCCAAGTATAGTCAGTGAAAGTTCTATCCTTGAAAATCATGGTTGCAGAACCAGAAGCAGAAGCAAACAAATCACCTGGCTCAGACTTAGCAACCTGTTGCAAATAACCAAGAATATTGTCACCAGGATTCAACACATCACCACCAACAAGAGTCTTGATTGCTCGCCCAGTAGTTTTATTAGTTGGCAAGTTATAGGCAGTCAAAGTATCTGAGATACGATCACCAGTAAACTCACCCACAACCTGAGTTCCACCAGTTGAGTTAATTCTTGACATGTAATACATCAAGTCACCAGCAGTCACGGTAGCGTTACCGTCTAAACCTGCTTCATCAAAATTGAAAACCCAATCTTGAACATAACCATAAAAACGGATGGTTGAGTTGCTTGTAACACGAATCTTGCCAGCAGGTTGAACGATTGTATAACCACCAGCCGAATACCAAAGGTCGCTAGAAGTATTTAAAGGGTCAAACCTTCTAGAGTTATTGGTGAAAGTAACTGAAAGCGTTCCAGCTTGATAATCATCCATGACACGGCTAGTTCCACGGTTGATAGCAATGTTGCCTGCATCAGAGGTGACATCTATCCAAGGTGAAGCACCAAACTGAATCTCAATCTTTTGAGAAGTAATAGCCATCAGTAACTAGGCTTCCAAGAGCTAGGCAATCCACCATTAGTCTTAACATATTTGCTAACAGCATCAACAGTTGCTTTAGGGTCAGCAGAAGTAGCGTTAATAGTGATGTTATTTACAGTTGCACCAGAATTAGGAATAATTTGGTTCTGAGCACCAATTCCACCGAAGCTAAAAACATCACCGGTAGCTTTAAACTTTCCACCTTGAATGTCTTTTCCACCAGTAAAAGATAAAGTTGAACCTTCAATTTTATTGCTCTTAGCTGCTTTAGCTGCAATCTTGCCTGAACCAATCTCACCAAGGATTTGAACTACCTGATCAGCAACCCAAAGAATAGCTTCTAAAGTTTTTAAAACAATAGTTAGACTACCAATAAAAGCTTTACCAAAATCACCCTTAAACAACTTGCCTAAAGCAACAACCAAATCTCCAATAGTTGTTCCAATCAAATCCAAAATAGGCATCACATTATCTTTAAAATACTTACCAACATCAGTTTTAGGATTACCAAGTTCATCAAAAAACTTACTAACCTGATCTAACACACCACCAGGCTTAGTTAGAAAATCAATAATCTTCTCCAAAAACGGCAAAATAAGTGTTCCAAGTTTAATCTGCATGTTTTGCATAGCAACATTCATCTTGTCAAAAGGAGTAGCCTGCTGAGCTGCTGCACCAGAAACTTCCTTCTTCAAATCACCCAAAGCATTCTTAGACTTCTTCAACTCAGGGAACATACGAGTCAAAGCACCAGTCTGACCGGTGTAAGCCTTAGCCAAAGCCATAGAAACAGTTTCCAAAGGTTTACCAGAAACAGCAGAAGCATCCAAAGCAAGTTTCAACAACTTCTGAGAACCAGTCACATCATGAGTAGCACGAGCCAACTTAGCCTGAGCAGGTCTAAGCCTGTCCTTAGTGATACCAACCTGTTGAGAAAGAGTATTAATAAACTTCTCATTAGCAGCAGTCTGACCTTTAGTTGCATGAGCGTTACGAGTTAGCTGACTATTCAGCAACTGCATAGACTTTTGGTCTTTATCAGCAACCTCAGCAAACTTAACTAACTCTTCACCAACTTGCTTTACAGCTTCAAAACTCAAACCAGCAACAAGAGCCTTTTTTAAACCACCAAAAGAAGATTGAGCATGCTTAATACCAGAATCATCAAACTTAGAGAGAATACTTGCAATCAGAGCCATGACTATAACTTCCTAGAAACTTTAGAGGAATACTTATCCCAAACTAATTTTATCTTGCCTTCAACATGAGGCAACGCCTTCTCAGCAGTCTTATAGAACCAGTTAGCTTGACGGTGTTCAACAAAAGCAAGCAACTTCCTGCCCTGACCATTATTAGTATGTGATCTAGTTGTTTCACGCCAAGGATATTCTCTAGTAACCGGTTTACGAGGAGTCATAGAGCCTTTACCAATAACACCAGTAATCGAAACCATAGGATTACGAACCCAAACACCAAACAAAGTAGTAACAGCAAACTTCCGAGAACGACCAGAACTGAAACGAGCAATAACATTATCAGGCTTAATAGTGTTGCCCTTATAGACAGCGTTATTCCAACTAGTTCGCCCCATATGATTTAACGAACCAATCGGAGGAGTCAAAGATTGAATCTCACCCTTAAGTTCCTCAATCAAAGGTTTAGCTTCACCCTTAAACTCTCTAATCATCTCTTTACGAAAATCAGGGTTCAAATCTTTCAAAGCCTTCAGAATAGGCTTAACATTCTCTAAAATAATTTTATTTTCAACAGGACTTTTACTCATTGATTCAAACCACGCTGACTCTGCAAAGCAAATAACATAGTATTCAACATACGGTCAGACTCCTGAAGTAAAACACTTGGAGCAATACCAGTAGCAACAGCCAAATTAGCGATCATCCAATGGAAAGAATCAACGCCTAAAGGCTTTATGCTTTTGGGTCATTAACCTCAACATTAGAGATAGTTTCAACCCAAGCATCAAAACCAAGTGATGTCTTATTCAATCTAGATACAGCAAGCCAAGCCAAATAATAAAGATGGCTTGCACGTTCCAGCTTGTCAATGCCCAAATCAAAGTGAGCTTCCCATTTAACAATGTCACCAGCAGAAGTATTAACTTCTAACTGAGTGCCATCAGCTAAGAGAATGCGTAGGGTTATTTGGTTCATGTTATGCAGTTGCCCTAGTTACAGCACCAACAGTTGGCCATGAAACAGAGAAGGTAGCCAAGTCACCAATCTGACCAGAAGCAGGGGTTAGGTCATTGACCAAAACAACAGCAGTATAAGCAGGGTTGCTTGAAGATACAGCAGTTGAAGTTGGCTTAATAACCACAGTTGCCTGAGTTCCAAGAAGTGGCCAAAGAGTTGCATCCACAGCTGAAGCAGCATAATCCTGGTTGAAGTTTAGAGTTAGAGTTCCCTCTTTCAAACCTGCAACACGAGTAACCCATGAAGATCCGAATGAAGTAGTTGTGATGTCATTAGCAGAAGTCTTTAGTTCAACCTGAGTTAGGTAAGAAGCCAAAGCAGTTGAGCCATTGATAGTCACGTTAAAATCTGTTGCGACAAAAATTGCCATTTATTTATTCCTTAACTTGCGAATACTTGGACTGAGAACTCAGCACTCAAATAGTCTATTCCATTTATTGACACTGCTCCATAAGCC